CGTCTACCTAGGCAAAAGAAAAGAAAAAGATGGTACAGAGGTAGTTGGTAATATTATACATTGTAAAAACTATAAATCGAGATTAACAAAAGAGAACGCACAAATTGATGTAAGACTAACTTATAAAACAGGTCTTGACAGATACTATGGTCTTTTAGAACTAGGCGAAGAAGCTGGTGTCTTTAAGAAAGTATCTACAAGATATGAACTGCCAGACGGCACAAAAGTTTTTGGTAAGTCTATCAATACAGAGCCCGAAAAGTATTTTACAAAAGAGGTATTAGATAAGATTGATGACTACACAAAACGAAAATTCACCTACGGACAAGACGAAGAATAGAAGATATACCTTTGCTCAAAAAGAGGGCACAGATTATTCTTGTATCAAGTTAACAGAGGGTAAGTTTAAAGATGTAATTTACCACTATGGTAGAGTTGCATTTGCACCAGAGGAAGAAGCTCTTCCTGATGGCAAACTACCTATGAAGTTTGATTACACAGTTGATAAAAATCCTAATGACCTGGATTTGCTTGACAATTCTGAGTTTATAGATTATATTGGTGACATATTATTAGAACTATTGGAAGAAAAATTAAAAGATGGTACAGCAATCACGAATTGAAAAAACAATAATCAATAGTTTATTCTTTAAAGAAGAATATACTAGAAAAGTTTTACCTTTTATCAAAGAAGAATATTTTGGTAATCGTGTTGAACAATTATTGTTTGGTGAAGTATTTAAATTTGTAGAGAAGTATAATAATCTTCCTACTAAAGACGCTATCTTAATTGAACTTAACAGTAGAAGAGATATTAATGAAGAAGAGTTACAACATATAAAAGATTATGTGAACTCTATTGAAAATTCTGAGGCAGATGAACAATGGTTACTTGAAACCACAGAAAAGTTTTGTAAAGACCGTGCTGTTCACAATGCAGTATTAAGTGGTATCAAAATCTTAGATGGTAAAGATAAGAAACAAACACCAGAGGCAATACCACATATCTTATCAGACGCATTAGCAGTATCATTTGACAAGTCAGTTGGTCACGATTATATTGAAGACGCAGAAGCCAGATTTAAATTTTATCATACAAAAGAAAAGAGATATCAATTTGATTTAGATTATATGAATAGAATCACCAAAGGTGGTGTTCCTAGTAAAACATTGAACATTGCTCTTGCTGGTACTGGTGTTGGTAAATCATTATTCATGTGTCATGTAGCTTCAAGTTATCTATTACAAGGTCTAAATGTACTCTATATTACATTAGAGATGGCAGAGGAAAGAATTGCAGAAAGAATTGACGCTAACCTCTTAGATGTAACTATGGAAGATTTACATGAAATGCCTAAACAATTATATGATGGCAAGATTAGTAAGTTAAGAGAAAAAACACAAGGTCAACTTATTGTCAAAGAATATCCAACAGCGTCTGCTCATGCAGGTCATTTTAAATCGCTGGTTAACGAATTAGCTCTAAAGAAATCCTTTAGACCTGATGTTATCTTTATAGATTACCTGAACATTTGTGCTTCAAGTAGATTTAAAGGTGGCAATATTTCATCTTACTTTTATATAAAAGCAATTGCTGAAGAACTAAGAGGTTTGGCTGTGGAACATAATGTGCCAATCTTTAGTGCAACACAAACAACTAGAACTGGTTTTGTATCAACTGATATTGGTCTTGAAGATACTTCAGAATCTTTTGGTCTTCCAGCAACTGCTGACTTTATGTTTGCCTTAATGTCAAACGAAGAACTAGAAGCTTTAGGTCAGATGAAAGTAAAACAATTAAAAAACAGATACAATGACCCTAGCGTTAATCGTGCCTTTATCATAGGTGTTGATAGAGCTAAGATGAGATTATATGATGTTCAACAATCTAGTCAAAACATTGTTGACGCAAATCAAGTAGATGAAAAAGAGGACGCTTACAACAAGTTTAGTGATTTCAAACTATGACCGATATAATGCATTATGCAAAGTTATATAGAGGTGTGGTATCTGATGAGATATGTGCCAAAACTGTATCAGAAATGGACACATTAGAATTTAAAGAACACACATTTTACAATGCTAACACAGGTGAATATAAACCTAGAAGTGGCTCACAAGAATTATCTATGAGTTGGGGTAATGTATCTACTAAAAAAACTTTAAATGACATTGTTGATGACACAGCGTACAAGTATGTAAAAGATTTAAATATGCCTTGGTTTGACAAGTATCAAGGTTATTCGCATGTAAGATTTAATAAGTATGCAGAAAATAAAAAGATGGCCTTACATGCTGACCATATTCACTCAATGTTTGATGGTGAAAGAAAAGGTATTCCTATATTAAGTGTGTTAGGGGTATTAAATGATGATTATGAAGGTGGTGAGTTTTATTTGATAGATGAAAAAACAGACCTATCAAAAGGAGATATTATAATATTTCCTAGTAATTTTATGTACCCACATAAAGTAGAACCGGTAACGAAAGGTGTTCGTTACTCTTATATAAGTTGGATATGGTAAAAAGAAAAACACAAAAAGTTAGATTTCATAAAGGCGATAAAAGACCAGGTGGAGGTTTGAAAAATAAGTTGACATACTCAGTAGAGATGATTAAAGAAGGCAAGAAAATTCTGTGGCATGTTGTAGAACAACCAACAGAAAATATTGTAGCAAAATATTTCTTTGAAGAAGACGCAAATCAATTAGCAGACTTTCAAAATAAACACCATGTATGGCAAGTAAATGGTGGTATCCCTAAATTCCTTCGGAATTACTAGTTGCCAAAATCTCCTAAATAGTGTAAGGAGATTAAATGGCGTTTACACTCACAACAAAAACTGAAGTACAGAAAAGTTTTGGTACAGACCTTTATAGAATAGTTGAGCCTTTTTTTAAGGCTATGGTCGAGGGCTCATTCTTTACAGATGATGTAAGAATCACCTCTGGTAAAATTCATATAACAAAAGTATCTAAAGCTAACTTTGACAAGTTAAGACCTCTCTTACAAAAAAGAAAACAAAAGATTGAAACCAAAGGTGGTAAACTTACTTGTGATGTACCTTTAGGTAAATTCACAATTAGGTTTTTAGAAACGGGTAAAAAGTCTGTAACATCTGGTGACGCACAATCTACAGCAAAACAAGAAAGAGCAACCTTATGGGTTATTAAAAAAGTCTTACAAGAAAATAAGGTTTATAGAACACCAGGAGACATCACAAAAAATGGAAAAGAAACAAAAGAATTATTAGAAATTTATCCTGAAGTTTTAGACACAGGTTGGCTTGACCATTTATTTGCACAACAGAAAAAAATGGTGGAGATTTATAAAGGTAAAAAGTTTGATGTATATAATAGGGACGCAGGTTTTATGGACTGGATATCTGCCATCGTAAAAACTAAATTTGGCATATCTAAAAAAGATAGTTGGAATCCTGCCGATATATGGTTGATAAAAAATGAAGAGAAAGTCAAACAAGAAATTAGAGACGCAGTTGCTGGTAAAGCACCTAGTTTAGAAAAATTAAATGATTTAATGATACAACAATTTAAAGAACATAGATTAGTAGGTGTATCTTTAAAAATGCCTTCTACAAAACAAGCTAAATGGCAACTTGTAAATATGGGTGCAAAAACAGATAAACCTTTAGATTATAAATTAAAAAATATAAAAATGACAATGACAATTAATAATCAAAATGAATTAGATACTACTGATACAATAATAAAAGTATCAGCAGGTCAAAATACAGAGGCTTCATTTCAAATAAGACAAAATTCTAAGGGATTTAATAACTTGAAATTTGAACCTACTATGAAAGGTGCAGGTGCAGCTAGACTTGGTAAAACACCATTAGATTTATTAAAAGCTATGATGACAGGTGATTTTAAAATACCATTATCAAAATTCGTAAATGATTGGAACCAACACCCTAAAACCGTCACAGAGTTTAATGAACAACAAAAAGATTATGAAGATAAATTTAGATTAATTAATAGACATAGAATGGTGACTACCGGTATTCAAGATAAAGATTTTACTGCTAATATAAAAGCTTCTTTTGGAACCTCTGATTGGCAAAGTGGATATACCACATCTAAATTAATGCAATTAAATTTTGTTAATGCGATACTAGAATTGTCAGATAAAGACATGAACACTTTACTTACAAACATGTTATACTTGGCCATGAAAAAGGGACCACAATTTGGCGCCCACGGTAAACTTTATTAGTATAAATAGTAGTATATTTGTTAATGGGTTGATGAAAAAAGTGCTTGCCAAGGCGCTTTTATTATAGTATAATGGATAAAAATGAGAGAAAAAAATGTTTAGTTTTAAGGGGTTTCAAACCCAAGATAAGAATACACACCTAGAACACCTAGAAGATGACATTATCAATAGAGGTGCAGTTGGTGGAGAAAATGCAGTAAACTTCCTAAAGGCAGTTAGAAATATGCTAGCTGGTTCTGGTAAGGGTACAAATATGACCGTCAAATGGGACGGTGCGCCAGCAATT